CAAGAAACCGGATCGCACAGAAGGCTATTGACGGCGGGTTTGATTATGTCTTGATGGTCGACAGTGACACGATTGTCCCAGAGGATACGCTGGAACTTATGCTGGAAAAGCCTGTGGATATCTGCCTGGGTGTCTGCCCGCGGAAGAACACTAAAGACGGAAAAACAGCGATCATCCGGCTGGATTCTGAAAAATGGGACGGATCCTACTATTACAACGAGCTGCCGGAAGGCCGGGCAGAAGTCAAGGCGGGCGGGTTTGCCTGCGCTTTGATTAAAACCGACCTTTTCCGGCACGTTACGGAGCCTTGGTTCAGATATGCCATTTTTGATGATGGAACTATGTTGAGCGAAGACTTTTATTTTTGTAACAATGCCAGATGGATAGCACACGCTGTGATTGAGTGTGATTTTCGTGTTCGCTGCGGCCATCTAGCGAGGTATTTTCAATACGAATGAGGTAAAAGCATGGTAAAGTTCATCAACAAACTGACAGGCGGCGATATGTGGGTAGCTGACGACAGAGTGGACGAGTACATTGCCGCAGGCCATAAGCTTGCGCATGAACCGACTCCGGAAGCACTGCAAGAAGCGCCGAAAAAGAGGAGCAGGAAAAAATGAGCACATCCTTCGCAACAATTGATGATGTCATCGAGCTGTCTGGTGTGGCTTATACAGCTGCGGAGCAGATAAGAATCTCCTCACTTCTGCCATTGATATCGGATGCTTTACGATTCGAGGCTGAAAAGGTCGGTAAAGATCTGGACGTGATGGTGGCCGGCAGCGAAGCTTATGCAAATGTTGCGAAGCTTGTCACTGTTGATGTCACCGTCCGCGTTATGCGGCAGACCATGCAGGGCGATCCGATGTCACAGGAATCACAGGCAGGACTTGGGTATAGCTGGTCCGGAACATATGCGATCCCTGGTGGAGGCATTGCCGGTGCTATCATGAAGAATGACCTGAAGCGGTTAGGCTTAAGGCGGCAGCAGATTGGGGTGATTGACTTATGGCCGGAAGGCTCCACGGAATAACGATTCAGATTTATAAGAGGACACAGGACGGCACGGATGATTTCGGTCGTCCGATTTACTCGGAAACCGCAGTCAACGTCAATGATGTTTTGGTCGGGCAGCCCGCGGCAACCGAGATCCTTGAGATACAGAATCTGACCGGTAAGAAAATAACCTACTGGCTTGGAATACCGAAGGGCGACACAAATGACTGGGAAAACGTCAAGGTCGTCCTTCCGGCACCATTTTCCGGCACATTCAGAACAGTTTCCTTCCCACAGACCGGCATCCAGGACTTGATCCCGCTCCAGTGGGGCAAGAACATTGCGGTGGAACGATATGAGTGATTTCAAATTCGTTTTAAACAAGGCTGGTGTTGGAGAACTTCTGAAATCTGCGGAAATGGCGGCAGTCGTAGGTGAGTACACCGAGATGGAGGCAGCAGAAGCCGGTGGCGATGGGCATGTCTTTATTGGCTTCGATCGTGTACATGGAATTGTAACAGGGGTTGATAAGTGATGATTGAAAAAACTCTTTTGACATATCTGAACGGTGTCCTTTCTGCGCCCGTGTACATGGAGATCCCGGAGAGCAATTCCGGCAGCGAGTATGTTGTCCTTACGAAGATCGGTGGCGACATGGTCAACTGGATCCAGCGGGCAACCTTTGAGATCCTTTGTGTGTCTACTTCCTTGCTGAAGGCAGCAGATCTCTGTGACCAGGTAAAAACGGCAATGAATGAGGCAATCACTCTTCCGGAAATATCAAAATCCAGATATGCCGGTGACTACAATGCGTCCTTCACAGCGGCAAAATCATACAGATATAAAGCCGTATATGAAGTGACTTACTACTAAGAGAGGTAAAATAACATGGCAAATACTGTAACAAATGTAAGTGCCGGAAAGCCGAAGGTTGGCGGTGCTATTTATAGAGCACCATTAAACACTTCGCTGCCGACATCGGCTGATGCAAGCCTGGGTGCGGGTTTTGTATGCCTTGGATATATCAGTGACGCCGGTTTGACGAACGCAAACTCCCCGACCAGTACAGCCATCAAGGCATGGGGCGGTGACGTTGTCCTGGATATTCAGACCGAGAAGCCTGACACCTTCCAGTTCGTCATGATCGAGGTCCTGAATGTGGATGTCCTTAAAGCGGTTTATGGTGACAGCAATGTGTCTGGAGATCTTTCGACCGGCATCACCATCAATGCAAACAGCACAGAACAGGCAGATTGCTCCTGGGTCGTTGACATGGTCATGAGAAACGGTGTCCAGAAGCGTGTTGTCATTCCTAACGGCAAGGTAACGGCTGTCGGCAATATCGTATATTCCGACTCCGCAGCAGTTGGATATGATACCACAGTTTCTGCGCATCCTGACAGCAGCAACAACACTCACTATGAGTACATTAAGGCATCCAGTGGTGGTGGATCCAGCAGCGGGTCTTGATTATGGCAAAAACAAAATCCGGTTTTGAATACGAGATCGATAAGAAACAGATCTCCGATGACTGGGAACTTGTGGAAATCCTGGTAGCGGCGGACGGTGGAGACACTGCCGCCGTGATCCGGGCCATGAAGGCCATCCTCGGAGAGGAAACTTATCAGGCATTGAAAGAGCATATCAGAGATGAACACGGAAAAGTCAGCGCTGTGAAAATGCAGGCAGAGTTTCTTGAGATCCTGAATGCTGCCGGAGAAGCGGCAAAAAACTGATTACCCTGGCCAGTCTGATCAGAGAAGATGAAGCGTCGTTGATATGCGATTTCGCTGAAACATACGGAGTCTTTGACTATAAGCGACTTACGCCTGGGATGGCGGCAACGCTTGCGACTGGTCTGGGGGTCAACAGCAGGATCAAGAGAAAACTGTCAGGTAATAAGCTTCCGCTTGAGATAGGACTTCTTGCATTGATCGCGGATGGTGTAAATCACCTGATATGGATGTTTGCATCCAATAACGGAGAACTTCAGAAGCCGGTGTCGCTGTTTGACACGTTGACCGGGATAAAGAGGACCGGCGATGTCATGGGATTCGATTCCGGCGAAGAGTTCATGAGTAAATGGAGGGAATAAAATGGCAGCCACATTAGGCGATGCGTATATAAATATCATACCAAGCGCGGACGGCATCAGCAGCAAACTGTCTGACGTGTTAAGTGCGCCTTCTGAGCAGGCAGGACAGGCAGCAGGGCAGAAGGTCGGCTCTGGTATGATGGGCAAGCTGGCCACGGTTGTCGGTGGCGGGGCAGCGGTACTTGCAGGTGCGACCGCGGCTACTGCCGGCGCAATGATTGCCGGAGCAAAAGGTGTCGCAGAGTATGGCGATAGCATTGACAAGATGTCCCAGAAAATCGGTATTTCCGCAGAGGAGTACCAGAAATGGGACTATGTCATGGCGAGGGCCGGAACGTCTGTGGATGTCATGAAGAGCGGCATGAAGACCTTGTCGACGCAGGCAATGACCAATTCGGAAGCCTTCCAGCAACTGGGAATCAGTGCGGAAGATGCTGCCAATATGTCCAATGCAGAACTGTTCCAGGCAGCAGTTGAAAAGCTGTCTGGGATGGAGGAGGGTGCTGAACGCACAACACTTGCAACGCAGCTCCTCGGCAAGGCAGGCCTCGAAATGGGTCCGCTTTTTAATGAGGGTACGGATGCGATCCGCGAACAGATGCTGATGGCCGAAGAGTACGGCATGATTATGTCGGATGATATGGTTGCAGCGTCAGCCGCGTTCCAGGACTCTGTAGAAACGCTTGGAAGGTCCATGGGCGGCCTTAAAAACAATATGCTCGGAGAACTGCTGCCGGCCATGACGGAGGTCACAGACGGCCTTGCAAAGATTTTCTCCGGCAACACAGAAGAAGGCGTCGAACAGCTAAGCCAGGGCATTCAGGATATGGTCGGGAAGATCTCTGAAGCGATCCCGCAATTCCTTGAAGTTGGCGGCGAGCTGATCATGTCACTCGGAAAGGCTGTTATTGAACACGCTCCGGAACTGCTGTCAAATACAG